TGTAACTATCTCAATCCAGGCGTCTGAAGACGGCATTACATGGGACACAATCTACAGCCCTGGTGCTGTAACATGGGAAGCTGGTACGTGGCTGTACTACGATCTTGACCCATCTGCAAATACGCGATACTGGCGCATTCTGCAAACTGCAGGCGCCAATATGGGCGTGTATCAAACTGTCTTTGGCTCAAACGCAACGGAGATCCCTTTGGCGCGTATGAACCGCGATGACTACACCAACCTGCCTAACAAAAACTTCACCAACAACTGGCCACTACAATACTGGTTTGACCGCACAATTCCGCAGCCGTCAATGTACTTATGGCCTACGCCTGGCACATACTCGCCACAACTCGTGGTCTGGAGACATCGGCACATACAGGATGTAGGTGATCTATCAGGTGAGCTGGAAATTCCCCAGCGATGGTATCTGGCCATCCAGAACATGCTCGCGCATCAGATGTCCATGGAGCTACCCACAGTGGCCGCAGACCGCATTATGTATTGTGAGCAGCAAGCTGAAAAGTATTGGCTACAAGCAGAGCAGGAGGAGCGCGATAAGTCGCCTATCTACTTTGCGCCTAATATTTCGTATTACACGAGGTAAGCATGCCTCGTACGCTAAACACGCTTGGGAATACAGTCTTAAGCATTGCAGTTTGCGATCGCTGCAAGATGAAGCGCGCGTACACGCAATTGGGGCCTGACCCTAATTTCCCAGGATTGCGCGTATGTGACCAAGGGTGCAGCGACCAGCGTGACCCATACATGCGACCGGCTCGTCAGCCTGAAAAAATTTCCTTGCGCTTTCCGCGCCCAGACGCAAACATTGCCATTAACCCAGATCAGTTGATCACTGGTCCTTACGGTGGGTATGTCATTTCAACGGAGCAAAACACGCAAACTCCTGAAAATGACGGCAACGTCGATGGTATTATCACCATGCCCCCACCACAGTAAGTTATGGCCAACATCCAGATTACGCAGCTGCCTAACGCGCAGCCTCTTACTGGACAAGAGCTTGTGCCTCTTGTGCAGCAAGGTGTTACGGTCAAAACAACGGCTGCTGCATTAGCCGGATCGCCTAGTCAGCAGCAAACGTTCTTAACAACAAATCAAGAACCTACACTTCCCAACAGCCGGGCTTTGGCAACAGGCACAGGCTTAGGACTTGTTGACGGCGGCGCGCTGTCTACGCTGCAAATAACACTTAATGGCGCTGCAGGCAGTCTTGAAGCAGCTGCCAATGGCGTGATTGTGAAGACAGGCGCATCCACGGTCACAAATCGCTCTATCGCGGTTTCTGGCACGGGCTTGGCCATCACCGACGGGGGCGGCGTATCTGGCAACCCAACGGTGGCCTTGGACGGCTTGATCGCAGCGATGGCCCAGGTTGGTGGCACTGGTTTGTTGGCATTTCAAAATGGCACGACTGCCGGTGGCGTTGCGATTTTAGGAACCGCCAATGAGATAGACGTAGCAAATGGAAATGGTCAGGGTGGAAATCCAACTATTTCCATCACCAGCAATCCTGTCATTCCAGGCACGGGTGCCATGAAAATCCCATCTGGAACCACGGCGCAACAGCCAGTCGGTTCTAATGGGGACATCAGGTACAACTTGGACACCGGGTTTTTTGAGGGTTTTGCTGCGGGTAGCTGGAGTCCATTTTCTTCCGGTGGTGGCGTTACCTCATTTAGCGCGGGCTCAACAGGTCTCACGCCAATTTCTGCCTCGATTGGCGCGGTAACCTTGGGCGGGACGTTGAATGTCGACAGCGGTGGTACTGGCGCGACGAGCTTAACTGGCTATCTTGTTGGCAACGGCACAAGCGCGTTCACCGCTGTTGCAACCATCCCCAACGCCGGATTAACCAATGACTCGGTCACCTACAACGGCGTTACAGTCGCTTTAGGCTCATCTGGCACGATCACAGCGGCCAACCCAAATGCTTTAACCATCGGTACTGGACTTACCGGTGGATCTTATGATGGCTCCGGTGCAGTCACAATTGCGATTGATTCCACTGTTGCTACGCTGACCGGCACGCAGACGTTGACCAACAAGACGATCAGCGGCACAAACAACACGCTGACCGACATTGGCAATGGAAGCCTGACCAACAGCGCAATCACGATCAACGGATCAAGTGTTTCTCTTGGTGGGTCAGTCACCGTCACTGCCACTGCCAGCAATGCGCTGACGATTGGTACTGGACTTGCGGGCGGCTCTTATGACGGCTCCAGTGCAATAACCATTGCGATTGACTCAACGGTTACCACCCTTACTGGATCGCAGACTTTGACAAACAAGTCGATGTCTGGTTCGTCCAATACATTTACGGATATCCCAAATGGTGCTCTTACCAACAGCGGCGTCACCTTCAATGGCAGCACTGTTGCATTGGGTGGGTCTGCAACGATCACGGCCAACACCACAAATGCGCTGACCATTGGCACGGGACTAAGCGGCACATCGTTTAATGGCGGCGCGGCGGTGACGATTGCCATTGACTCGACTGTGGCCACATTGACGGGTACGCAGACGTTCACGAACAAGTCGATCAGCGGTTCAGCAAACACGCTGACGGACATTCCCAACAATGCCTTGACCAACTCGTCGTTGACCATTGGATCAACTGTAATTAGCCTGGGCGGCACTTCGCTGACCCTTGGTGGTTTGACCTCTGTTGCCGTTACACAAGATCCGACAAGCGCTCTTGAACTTACCACCAAGCAGTATGTTGACACTCTGGTCGCGTCTGGTATCCACTTCCATCAGCCTGTTCGCGTTGAGTCATCAACTCCGTTGACTGCGACATATAACAACGGCTCATCTGGCGTTGGCGCGACCTTGACCAATGCAGGCACCCAGGTTGCTCTGGTGCTTGACGGTGTGACTGTTGCAGTCAACGACCGCGTGTTGATTTACCTGCAAACCAATCAGACGCAAAACGGCATTTATGTGGTGACGGACGTAGGCTCCGGTTCAACCAACTGGGTGCTGACCCGCGCAGCCGATGCAGACACTTATGTGATCAATAGCGCAAATGGTTTGAGCGAGGGCTCTACCGTTTTTGTGCAACAGGGCACACTTGCCGCCGGTGATACTTACACCTGTAACACCTCTGGCGTCATCACGTTTGGCACAACAAACATTACTTTTGTCCAGGTTTCTTCAGCACAGGTTTACAGCGCGGGCACAGGCTTGACGCTGACCAGTACGACCTTCAGCATCACAAACACCGGGGTGGCAAACGGATCGTATGGCACCGCCTCAAGTGTGCCGACCTTGGCCATCAACGCCCAGGGCCAGATCACCACCGCAAGCAACACCTCGATTGCCATTGACGGCAACCAGATCACTTCCGGAACTGTTGGGTCGGCCTACATCAGCGGCTCATATACCGGCATCACGGGCGTTGGCGTGTTGACCGCTGGCACATGGAACGCAACTGCGATTTCTGACACCTACCTGTCTACCATCTCAACGGCTGGCAAGGTATCAAACAGCGCCACGACTGCAACGAGCGCAAATACTGCAAACGCAATTGTGGCCAGGGATGCGTCTGGTGATTTTGCTGCAAACATCATTACCGCCAGCTTAACCGGCAATGCAAGCTCGGCAACATCGGCCACCACAGCAACCAACATTGCTGGTGGAACTGCGGGAGCAATCCCATACAACACCGGAGCAGGCGCAACTTCGTTTTTGTCGTTGGGCACAAACGGGTATGTCCTGACTGCTGGCGCAACAGCGCCTCAGTATACTGATATCTCCACGGTGTCTGTTGGCACGGCTACAAACCTTGCGGGCGGCATCGCCAGTCAAATTCCGTATCAGTCTGCTGCAGGGGCAACAGGTTTCATTGCAAACGGCACTGCAGGTCAAGTATTGACATCGGCAGGAACTGGAGTGCCAACATGGTCTGGCATATCTGGCGGGACATTCTGAGGAAAAATCATGGCACAAGTAGGCTACACACCAATTCAGTTGTATCATTCAACCACTGCTCTTGCGGCTCCAACAGCAGGCAATCTGGCAGCTGGCGAGCTTGCCATCAACACAAACGACGGCAAACTGTACTATGAAGACAGTGGTGGCGTTGTGCAGGTTTTGGCCACAAAAGCCGGTGCATCGGGTGATGTGGTTGGCCCGGCATCGGCCACGGCAAATGCAATCGCTCTTTTCGACGGCACGACCGGCAAACTCATCAAGGACAGCGCAGCTACCTTGCCTGCTGGCTCTCTGGTCGGAACAACCGCCACTCAGACGCTGACCAACAAACGGATTGACCCCAGGGTATCCAGTGCGGCTTCTGCGTCCTCTGTAACGCCCGACATCAGTTCCTTTGATCAGTACGCCTTTACGGCCCTGGCGGCGGATCTGACAATCAACGCCCCCGGAGGAACGCCCGTGGACGGCAACAAATTGGTCTTTAGAATTCTTGACAACGGCACGACAAGAAATTTGACGTGGAACGCCACTTACACTGTAATTGGCACCACTTTGCCAACTGCAACAACGGCAAACAAAATGGTCTATGTTGGATGTATCTACAATGCCGCGAACACCCGCTGGGATGTCGTCGCCGTCACCACACAAGCATAAGGAGCAATCATGCAAATCATTTTCAAATTTGACACCCAGTTTGGCTCTTTTTGTGACGCCCTGCACCTGCCAGATGACCACGGCCTGACTGATGAGCAACTGGAAGCCATGAAGCAAGAGCGTTTGACCAACTGGCTTGCCGTGGTTAATCCCACCATCGAAGCTCCGCAGGAGTAAGGCATGGCAAACAGGTACTGGGTTGGCGGCACGAACACTTGGAACACCACTGTAGGCACAAAGTGGGCCACCACTTCTGGTGGGGCTGGTGGCGCATCTGTTCCCGGCACACTCGACGATGTGTTTTTTGACGCCGCTTCTGGCGCTGTAACGGTTACATGGGGCAGTGCTAGTGCAACAGTAAGAAGCATCAATTGCACCGGTTTCACGGGTACTCTTGCAACAGGAGGCAATAGCAAAACTCTTAACGGTACAGGTGCGGTTTGGACTTCACCGTCAACCTGCACAATCACTGGTGCGCCAACAATGACTGTTAGTTCGACAGGTGCAACAGCCATCTCAGTGACTTGTAACCATGCAAGCCCCAGCACCACTAATGCGCCAAATTTTTCATTCAGTGGTGGATCGTATGCGCTGACAATTAACGGGACAGGTTTTAGGCAGCTAACATGGTCTCCCGCTGGAGGAGGCGGACAAGTAATTGCTGGCACAGTCTCCGTTTATGGTAGTGTGACCACCAACCATGTAAAAAATTTTACAGGGCTAAATATAACTTTTTTGGCAACTGCAACTTTTAGGTTTAACGATTTTAACTCTACCATTTCTGAATTTCCAATACTGGGCGACATAACAATTAACGCGCCTGGAGGCACGGTTTCACTTCAAGATAATGTCTTTCCAAGCCCTTTTACGCTTGGAACTACCAAAACTCTAACGCTGACTGCTGGCACTTTTTCGGTTAACGGAAGACCTGTATCGACGGGGCGATTTAGCTCTAATGGCACAAGCACGCGCGTCTACAGCACAGCCTCGGGTAGTCCGGGTGTTCTAACCATAGAGTTAACCAGCACTACAGCGGGGGCTACGGTTTTGGATATGGCAAACGCTACGGGGTTTTCGTATACTATTAGCCCCGGCCCCGGTCGGCCTATTTTTGTTCGCAATCAAGCGGCAACGGCAACGATGGTGTTTGGAACCACAGGAGGAACAACATCAAATGCCTGCAACCTTACAGTAAACGGGGGGGCATCCGCACTTACGCTTACCAGCGGTAGTTACTTTGGAACTACTAATTTTACAGGGAGCACTTGCACGGTAACGGCTACTTCCTTAAACTTAACAGGCAGCTTAACCCTTGCATCAGGTGGCACATACACTTCTGTTGTGCCAACATTTCGTGGGAATGCAATCATCACCAGCAATGGTAAAGAACTTAGCGCTACAACTGTTAATGGCTCAGGCATCACCGTTACTCTTGCCGATGCGATGCTCATCACAGGTGCGAGCGGCTTCGCTTTTACCCTGACTCAAGGCACAATTAACCTTGCTGGGTTTACTTTAACCGCGCCTCGGTTTTCATCCTCCGGTAGTAATACTCGCGCCATAAACTTTGGCTCAGGTGGTGGCATTACACTAACTGAAAGGGACATAGATTTATTTCGGATGGATACCGCCACCAACTTTACACGGTCGGGTACGGGAGGAATTACGCTGACGGGTGGCGGCGGCAATGGGCGTTTTAGCTTTGGCACCACGGGAGGAGCAACTAGTTCAAACGTACTTGACCTAACCATTACAACTTCTGCGGGGTTAGTTGTCGAGTTTCCTTCTGGCTCATCAGTCAGGAGCATCAACTGCCCCAGTGGGAATCCTTCGCTACAAACAATATCTGGCACCACTAATTTGTATGGCAACCTGACTTTGATTGCTGGTGTTGGCAGCATTTACCCCTTTTCCCCTACATTTTTAGCTTCTGCAACTGTTACAAGCAACGGTATGACGCTTCGCAGCACAACTGTAAACGGCTCTGGAATTACAGTCACGCTTGCGGATGCAATGACGTTGGGCACAGACAACACGTTCACGCTTACTGAAGGCACACTTGACCTTGCCGGGTTTACTTTGAGTGCGGGTACTTTTAGTTCCAGTAACAGCAACACCAGAGCAATTTCTTTTGGCTCTGGCAACATTGCACTGACCAGCACAACCGCAGCAACGACCGTGCTGTCAATGGCTACAGCCACAGGCTTTACTTGGACTGGCACAGGCGAATTTACCCGAAATCAAGCGGCGACCGCCACAATGGTATTTGGAACTTCTGGCGGAACAACTTCAAACGCGCCTAATTTGACAGTCAATGCTGGTGCTTCGGCGTTGACCTTTACAACCTCCAGTTGGTTTAGAGATATTAACTTTACTGGCAGCACTTGTGCGCCCACCGGGTCTATAAACAATGTCGGAAACCTGACCCTTGCGTCTGGGGGAACTTACACAACGCTTGCTCTAAACTTTCGCGCATCTGCAACAATTACCAGCACGGGCAGGACGGTTAATGGTGTTCAAGTTAACGCTTCTGGGGGCACCGTCACACTTGCCGATGCGATGACGATTCTTTCAAACGGCACGTTCACGCTTACGCGAGGCACATTTACCGCTGCAAACTTCGATGTAACGGCGGGCCTTTTTTCTTCAAGCAATAGCGATACTCGTACCTTGAACATGGGCAGTGGTACTTGGACTATATCCGGCAGCGGCGCGACCGCGTGGAACACGGCCACCACAACGGGCCTTACGGTTGTCCCAAGCACCTCCACAATAACCATGACAAACGCATCGGCGAAGACTTTTGCTGGGGGTGGGGTCACTTATTACAACCTCAACCAAGGGGGCGCTGGGGCACTCACCATCAGTGGCTCCAACACCTTCAACAACATCACCAACAGCACCCAGCCTGCTACGGTGACGTTCACAGCGGGCACAACGCAGACTGTATCCGCCTTCGGTCTATCGGGGACTGCTGGGAATCTGATCACCATCAACAGCACCACGCCGGGTTCTCAGTTCACCTTGTCCGATGCTTCTGGCACGATCAACGCACAGTACCTGTCAATTCGAGACAGCAACGCCACCGGTGGGGCGGTGTGGAACGCGCTCTACAGTACCAACCTTGGAAATAACACCGGCTGGATTTTTCCCGGTGGCAATATGTTCCTTATGTTTATTTGATGGATAAAGAAATGTCTACGATTGACGCAACAGAAGCTCGACTGACCACACACGAGGAGGTGTGCGCCATCCGCTACGAGCAGATCAACGCAAGGCTCAAGCGCATTGAGGCCATCATGATAAAGACTGCTGGGATCATGCTCGTCAGCATGGCCGGGACGATCTTCGCGGCCATCTGGATAACCAAGTAGGCAACAAAGATGGATGTCACAAAGGTCATCGGTGCTGTTGCCGCAAGTGTTGCCGCGCTTGGTGGAAGCTATACGCTTGCAGACAAATTTGGCTGGTTTGATCGCGCTATCATTGAGTGGTCTCCTGAGAACTTCAAGATCACGGCTGAGGCTGGCAAACCCATCAACGTCACGGTTGCGCGGATCAAGAAGCGCGACGATTGCTCTGTCGAGAGCTTCACCCCCAGCATCAGGGATGCGGCGGGTATGGTTCATGCGGCCACCACCACGGCCAGCAAATTCTCAGGCCCAGCAGGGCCAGAGATTGACACCTTCACCTACCAGCTCACGATGGTGCAGAAAGAGAAGATCGCTGATGGCAAGGCCACTCTGCTGGCAACGATCAAGTACAAATGCCCAGAGGGTGAGCGCGTTGTGCAGTACCCGCGCCACCCCAACCTAAGTTTTGACCTGAAGGGGTAATCATGGACTGGCTCAAACAAATCGCACCAACTATCGCCACCGCAATGGGGGGGCCACTGGCAGGCATGGCCGTGTCTGCTATCTCCAAGGCCATCGGGGTCGATGAGGCCAAAGTAGGGGACATGATCTCCAACAATAAGCTGTCAGCCGAACAGATCGCACAAGTCAAGCTGGCCGAGATTGAGTTGCAAAAGCAGGCGCAGGAACTGGGCCTCAACTTTGAAAAGCTGGAAGTCGAAGACAGGAAATCAGCGCGGGAGATGCAGGCCACTACCCGTTCAATGATGCCCCCAATACTGGCCGGGGCTGTGACCTTGGGTTTCTTTGGCATCATGATAATGATGTTCTTCAACCAAATCGACAGCAATAATCCAGCTATCTTGATGATGCTGGGCAGCTTAGGCACCGCTTGGACGGGCATCATTGCCTATTATTTTGGTTCGTCTGCTGGCTCACAGGCCAAGACAGATTTGCTCACAAAAGCCGCAGGGAAATAAAATGAAACAAAATTGGGACGACGCGCTCAAGCATATCCTCAAGTACGAGGGCGGTTACGTCAACCATCCCGATGATCCGGGCGGGATGACCAACCTGGGGGTGACCAAGCGCGTTTGGGAAGAATGGACTAGCAAACCCGCCACCGAGGAGGATATGCGTGGACTCACCCCTGCGATGGTCGCCCCGCTGTACAAGAAACGCTACTGGGACGCTGTTCGCGGCGATGACCTTCCTTCTGGTGTTGATCTGTGCGTGTTTGATTGTGCCGTCAATGCTGGTGTTGGTCGGGCTAGTAAATTTCTACAGCAAGCTGTTGGAGTAACTGCCGACGGGCAAATTGGCCCCATGACCATTGCGGCCACTACAGCCAAGCCTGCTGAAGAAGTGATCGCGGCATTTTGCAATCTGCGGGAAGCGCACTATAAGAGCCTGAGCACCTATGCTACGTTTGGCAAGGGCTGGATGCGTCGGCTGGACGCGGTTGAGTCCGAGAGTATACACATGGCCTAATAGGCCTGTGTTAATTGCAACCTGTAGGAGATACAATGGCAACAAGTAAGCCTGTTTGGGAAAAACAACGGCCCGCATCTCTTGGTAAGTCAAAGCCTTTGTCGCCGCAGAAAAAAGCGGCAGCCAAAGCAAGGGCAAAAGCCGCTGGGCGGCCTTACCCAAACCTTGTTGACAACATGGCAATGGCCAAAAAGCGGAGCAAGTAAGATGACTTCTGCCGCAGCAATGACGTATAGCTCATTGGTGGATGACATTGAGTCATACTTGGAGCGTACTGATCAAGCCACCATTGAAAAGATCCCAACATTTGTTATGTTGGCAGAGCAAATCATTGCGTCTGAAATCAAGTTCATGGGCAACCTTACCGTCAACACCTTCAATTTGGTGCAAGGCGAAGCGGTTGTGCAAAAGCCTGCTCGTTGGCGCAAGACCGTGTCAATGAACATTGTAGTCAACGGCCAGCGTGAGCCTGTCTTGCTGCGTAAGTATGAGTACCTGCGCAACTACTGGCCTAATCCTACGCAGCAAGACACGCCGCTATACTACGCCGACTACGACTACTTTCATTGGCTAGTTGCGCCTACGCCTAACGCCGCTTACGCAGCTGAAGTGCTTTACTACGAGCGTATTCAACCGCTAGACTCAAACAATCAAACCAATTGGTTTACGATGTAC